GGCGGTGGCGGCCGGTATGCCGCGGGACAAGGCCTATGTCTTTGCCGCTCAAACCGTAATGGGAGCTGCCAAAACCGTATTGGAAACGGGAGAACATCCGGGAAAATTAAAAGACAATGTTTGCTCTCCCGGCGGGACAACGATAGCCGCAGTTCGAGCTTTGGAAGAACGGGGATTTCGCAGTGCCGTAATGGAAGCCGTAATGACTGCGGCTGAGAAAAGTCGAGAAATGAGTAAAAAATAAGGCAATGTGAATCAGCCTCCCCAATAGACTCAAGAGGTATGCATAAGATGGATAGTTGAAGATTAAGGTTGCGAAGTAGATATATGCTAAATGGGGATAGGTGATTTACTAATGCATACCGGAAGGATATAATATAGCTGAAGCATGAGGGAACTGTAACGATATGGCGGTCCTTATGCTTAACGGATACAGACGGTTCAAGGGCCTGCAAGTCACCGTGATTTGCGACAAGGCCGTCTCATTTATAGTAATATTGGAGGTAAAAGGAATGGCAAAAGGTTTGGTTACACCCGAAATTATTGAAGAATTAAAAAAGATTGTCGGTGAAAAATATGTATATACCGATAAAGATAAGCTCGATGCATACGGACATGATGAAGTAACGGATCCGCACTATATGAAGGAAGCTCAGGTTGCAGTTTTACCGGCAACAACGGAAGAAGTGGCAAAGGTTGTAAAATTGTGTTATGACAACGATATTGTCATGGTTCCCCGTGCTGCAGGAACCGGTTTGGCTGCCGGTGCCGTAGCTATTTACGGCGGCGTTATCATCTCCATTGAACGCATGAACAAGATTATTGAAATTGATAAAGAAAACATGGTTGTTGTTGCCGAACCGGGTATTACGACGGCGGCACTTCAGGAAGCTGTTAATAAAGAAGGCCTCTTCTATGCAGGCGATCCGTGTAGCGGGGACTCTTGCTTCATCGGCGGTAACGTAGCAACCAATGCAGGCGGTAACCGTGCTGTTAAGTACGGTGTAACGCGTGATCAGGTTATGGGTATTGAAGTCGTTACTCCGTCAGGTGAAGTCGTGCAGTTGGGCGGTAAGTTCCGTAAAAACGCTACGGGCTATATGCTCATGCATTTATACATCGGCAGCGAAGGAACTCTCGGTATTGTAACTAAAGTATTCTTAAAACTCGTTGCATTGCCGAAGTATGAAATGGACCTTCTGGCAGTATTCGATAATCTCGATGCGGCTATCGATTTGACTCCGAAAGTCATGAATGCGGGCATTACACCGGTTTGCGTTGAATTTATGGATAATGCGTCCATTAAGCAAGTCGAAGTATTCCTGAATGAAAAATTACAGCATTCAGATATAGGTAACTATATTATTATTCAGATTGCCGGCGACAGTGAAGACGTATTGGATGAACAGTGCGTTACAATTGACGAATTGGCTCGTGAAAACGGGGCTCTTGATGTCTTGGTGGCCGATAAAGACAAGATTTGGAAATCCCGTAAAGCATACTTGGAAGCAGACCGTCAGAGAAGTCTCGTATTCTCCATGGAAGACATTGTCGTTCCTATGACGGAAATTCCCGGTGCCGTACAGCAGATTTCCCGTCTCGGTGAAAAATATGATGTAGCTATGCACTGCGCAGGCCACTGCGGTGACGGCAACGTACATATCGACATCTTGAAAGATGATCGCTCTCAGGAAGAATGGGAAGAAATGCTTCCGAAGATTCAAAAAGAAATTTACGCACTTGTTTACAAGTTGGGCGGCCGTCTCTCTGGTGAACACGGTATCGGATATAAACGTGCTAAGTTGATGAAAGAATACATGGATCCCGTTGAAATGGAACTCATGCGTTCCGTTAAGAAAGCATTGGATCCGAAGAACATCATGAACCCCGGTAAGGTTGTAGATGTTAGTGACGAAATCCCTGTAGAATAAGCGTATACGAAAAAGCAAGGGCTACGGTCCTTGCTTTTTTTATTGCAGTCTGTATAGAAAAACAGACTTACGATTTTTGCAAGGTTATATGTGTTATGAAGCTTGTGCCTATGATATAATGAGCTTCATAACATGTATAAGAAAGGATACTGAAATTGGAAGCTGAATTAATCACTGATATTTGGACCATTATACAGGTCATCTTACTTGATTTGGCCTTAGGCGGAGATAACTCTATTGTCATCGGCATGGCGGCGAAAAACCTGCCTCATGAATTACAGAAAAAAGCTATACTTTACGGAACGGCCGGAGCCATTGTGCTACGCTTTTTTATGGCCATGATAGTAGTTTACCTTTTACAGATTCCGTACCTACATACCGTCGGCGGATTATTACTCGTATATATCGGTATGAAGCTTATAGGCAAGCAAGACGGTGAAGAAGAAGCTCATGTAGAGGCCAAGGATTCTCTGGGCGGTGCTGTTAAAACTATTATTGTAGCCGATGCACTTATGAGTTTGGATAATGTTCTCGGTATAGTCGGTACGACCGGCGGCCACATGGGACTTCTCTTCTTCGGTATGGTTATCTCCGTACCTATTATCATTTTCGGCAGTACGGTCGTCATTAAGATTATGCACAAATTCCCCGTACTCATTTATATTGGCGGTTTGATACTGGGGTGGGCAGCCGGATCTATGGTAGGCGCCGACGAATATTTGGCTCTGTCGAAAGATACGGCCTTGTATGTAAAAATCGCTTTAACGTTATTAACGGTTCTCGGCGGTATTGCTTGGCAACGAATGACACCCACTAAAAGATAAGGGCTTGTCAGACCGTGGGGGTAAGCGGGTCCTGTCTTGACAAGGTATGGGAAACTTGATATTATAGTTAAGTCAGGTAACGGGGCGTGGCGCAGTTTGGTAGCGCGCTTGGTTCGGGACTAAGAGGCCGCAGGTTCGAATCCTGTCGCCCCGACCATATTCACATTGGATGTCATCCCGAGGCATAACAACACAATGTGAATCACCATGGAGAGTTGTCCGAGTGGCTTAAGGAGCATGATTGGAAATCATGTGTGCGGTGAACTCCGTACCCAGGGTTCAAATCCCTGACTCTCCGCCATACTGTAAGACAGGGACTGCATTTGCAGTCCTTTTTTGTTTGTCTGTTTTTAGTAAAAACAAATGGTAGAAAGAAGGTTTTCTACCATACTTTCTACCATAAACTTATTTTTCTGCATTGGCGGCATCCATTAAGCTATCCAGCGTATTTGCAATCTTTGATTCTAGCCGCTCTGTCACGTGCTGATAGAGGTTCTGTGTTATGCCTGTATCCGAGTGGCGAAGCTGTCGACTTACGAGTTTAATATCCACATCATTTTCCAATAGGATAGTGGCTGCTGTATGCCGAAGGTCGTGGACCCGTATAAGAGGAATTGGAGAACTTTCGGGATGGCTGTCATTGTAGGATTGAATTAATTTGTGTAGAGTCTTGCGATACCAGTTCGGATCATAAGGGTCTCCGATTTCATTGGCCATAACGAACTGAGTGTTATGAAAATAAGGGCCGAATCGCATGCGGCTGGTGTCGTATTGGTGTTTTACATGACGAATAAAAGAGATAACATGCTGCGGAACAATAATGCTATTTTCAGATGCTTCCGTTTTCACAGTGTCTAATACAAGGGCTGAATTTATACTTCTTTTGATATACGGATAATCAAGCCTGGCTAAATCATCAATGGGAATTCGCAAAAGACTGTGGCGAATATGTAGGGTAGACTCGTTAAAGTCGACGTCTTGCCAACGAAGACCGGCAATCTCTCCACGCCTCAGCCCACAGAAGATCCCGAGCAAAAGAATACAACTTACTTTATTTCGAGTGTACCCTGATTGTTTTGACAGTTTAGTGGCGTATTCAATTAAGGCCAATGCGTCAGTAGTAGTAAGGGCTTCGTTTTTAGGCTTAATCGGTGCCGGGGGATCTACATCTATTAGCGGATTGCGATTTAAGAGTTGCCATTTCACAGCCTGGTCTAACGCAGCCTTTAGGATGCGGTGCGTCAGTCGAACTGTAGTATTAGAAAGGCCTCGGCCGCTTAATTCTTTGTAATATGTGGCAATCATAAGAGGGGTAATCTTATCAAGCTTATGTTCCCCTAAATCAGCTATAATTCGCTTGCAGATGGCCCTGTAATTAGTATAAGTGGCAACCTTACGAGCAGGCGGTTTAATGCACGTGTCGAGCCACCTGGTGAGAAAATCAAGTAGTGTAGGAATTCCTCTTCCCGTTAAAATAATTGCTCCTTCGTCCTTCTCACTCATAAGTTTCCGTTCAAGCTTTTCGGCTTCACGCTTACTCGTGCCGGATCGTATCCATTTCTTTTTCCAGGCATTCGTCAAAGGGTCCTTTTGAGTGATAACGACATAATATATTTCTTTTTTCTTAGAAATCATAAAAAAAATACAGCTCCTTTCTGAAAAGGGGCTGATTATGATATACTGATAGCGTAATCAGCCCGTGAGAAGGTGGATTATATCGCCGTGGTATTGGTAGTACCCGGCACGCCCGTATTCTGTTGGTAGTAGAGTGCGGGCATTTTTTAGTCGTTAGTCCAGTTTTAGACAAAATACTGGACTAGCAAAATCATATTTTATAATGCTCTAAAAAACTAAATTTATCGTCACAATCTTTTTTCGAGGGAATGGCTAGTTTATCTTTCATATGCTCACTTATTTTGGGGATATATTTCTCAGAAATAAAGTCAAATATTTCGCGTTTTACAGTTTTTGAAAGTAAATCAAAGTTTGATTTAGGTAATAAGTATTTAAAAATGATAAGCAATAAAAACATGTTAGGGACTTCCCGTTGAGACTGAAAAGAGAATTTGCTTTGAAACGCACTTAATAAAGGAACCTCTTTTTTTATATAGGGATATCGCTGGTTATAAAATCCGGAGAAATGAGCACAGTCATTTCTAACTTGGTTTAAAAATAACATTATTGTACGAAGTTGGCTGGGAGTCAGCTTAAAATTGGCAGCGATATTTGGCTGAATTTTTAGAACCTCGTAAAAATGAAACAATTCTCCATAAGTAAGCTTATTTATAAATACCCAAATTGGGATATGCGAATGATGAGTTTTATAATGTTGAAATGGTTTGTATTCAGCGTCTGCGTAAATGTCCTTTAATTTTTTAATCAGGAGGGTGTATTTAGGGACACCCTTTTTTGTCTTTAAATGCTGGTTATAGTTAGCCGGTTGGAAATAGGGCTCAATATAATTCTTAATAATATCTCCCTCAAATGGGCCGTAAGATTTTGCAAATTCATATGCAATACAGGTTTTTAATCGTTGCTCTACTTGTAAAATAGGGTAAAAAATAATATTTTCCATTTTAGTATCAATCTGATGAAGGCTGAATAACATGAAAAAGTCGATATCAGCTTGGTAACTTCCGTCACTCTGTAAGAATGGCTTATTGTATTGGTTTACAATATTATAATACCCGTATGTTTGTAGGAGCTCCTTTGCGTATTTGGTGGCTTGTGGCTTGGAAAAGTTAAGTTTCCTAATGTTTAGTGGGTTAACGGGGAGTAATACTTTACCGGGCCTATTTTTGATATGAAAAACTGTTACTTCGGAAATATTAGGAAGAAGCCCGCGGTTTTGTAGAAGCTCGATTTGCTCATCGTATGTTTTAAATGGTTTCATAATAACATAAAGAGCCGTGCACATAACGTGTTATGTACACGGCTCTTTCAGGTTGCGACTTTTCAGTCTCCCCAGATACCATGGACATAATATATCATGATAATAAGCTCCTGTCAAACCTCCTTCTGTCATAGATTTTAATAGAAAAACTCTTTAAGATTCTTTAAATGGCTTAAATATGCCATTTCTTATTAGCAGACCGACATTGATGTCGGTCTGCTGTATTCTGTATTCCCTACACAACCCGGCAGTAAAACTCGACGTCTTCAGCAACACGAGGACAGGGAGTTGCGTTGTGTAGTAACGACTCTACCATGTCAGCGTGCAAGTCGCTACTAAAGTCATCGTTCTTAATATGTGCCAGCTCGTGTAATACGCCCTGAATTTGCCGTTCAGGGCATTTATTTTTGTTGATTAATATAGTATAGGAACCGTCTTCATTCTCACGGACTACAGCTGTCTGAGACGGTTTTAATTCAGCGTACAATAGCGTAACGTTCAAGTTTTTATTCCTTCCCTTCACGGGCTTTTAATTGTTCTATCATATTGACCACGAAGTCTATATCTTCCTTGCTTAAATCCTTGCTAGCGTCGAACAGCAGTCGGTACTTAGGATTCGTCCTCAGCTCTTCGGCGTATTCGGCTACCTCTGGGTCGGTGTAGTAGTCTGCATCTTTTGTTTGCAGTGAAACGTCTTGTTCACCATCAAGGGTAGCGACTAATGTATCTATGTTCATGTACATAGCAGACGCCAATTTCCTTAATGTTTCTAAAGACGGAATAATAGGTTTCCCGTTTTTAGAGTTTTTATTGTTTTCCAACATAGAAATGTATTGTTTGGTGAGTCCAGCTCTATCTGCGAATACTTGTAATGTAAGTCCATGTTCTTGCCTATAATCTCGTAAAATTTTACTTAATTCCATAAAGACACATCCCTTGCAAGCGAATAACATTAATGTCAACTGTATTTTACATGCATGAAAATATTTTGCCAATTACGCTTGACAAAATATCTCGGCCACTGTACACTTAACTTGTCAGGTAAACTTGACCAAAAAGGAGGTGATGAAATGCAGGAAAGTAACTTAATCGAAAATAAAGTAAGGTATTGGCGAAAGAAAAGAGGCTTAACACAAGACAGGTTAGCCGAATTGTCAGGCTTATCACGGGTATCTATTAGTGAGATTGAAAGAGGTACTGCAGATACTAAGATTTCTACAATTAAAGCACTTGCCAAAGCACTTAACGTAGAATTTGCAGAGATTTTTCCTTAGCCCCAAAAGTCAAATACACTTTACAACAACAACCGCAAACAAGGAGGGAAGAAGATGAAGTTATGCATAGGTGAGGGGATGGAAGCGTGGGCTGTGTGTCTGTTGTTGGCAGTATCGGTATTGACGGTTGTTAATACTGCCATCTCGGTGGGAATCACTCACAACATGCGTTGGTTTGAACGTCTGCGAGCTAATACGGCAGAGGGTGATCGATGGCGGCGGATAGCGATTCAAAACGTTATATTCACCATATATGTGGTAGTAATCTGGTGGCTGTTTCAAGTAAAAAATTAGTTATAAATCCCAGTATATAGCTGATTATGATTAGTCCATAATTGATTTTATTGGCTTTTGTTGGTGCGAATAGATGGTGAAAGACACTTCTTGATTCATCGGTAAGCCAGACCTTAGGTGTTATGAGCTTTTCGAAAAATATCGCCATTTTGGTAGAAATGTAGAAAGTTGCCAACAGCAGACCAATGCAAACACTAGCGTTCAGTATATTTTGGGAAGTTTGTTGTTTAGATGCTAAAAAGAACAAAAAAGCGGCAAAAGGAAACAACGTTAATGCTATACCACACATCTTATAATGGCGCACAACAAAACGCTCAATGGCAGAACTTTCCTCGTTGAACAGATTTTTGACTCTATGGGATAGACCGAGCAAGCGGTCATTATTAGCCTCATAACTAATTGTTGTTCCCGTATATAAATTATTAGTCAATTCTAAAGAAAAGATGGGTAGACGGCTGTCATCGTCTGTGAGTATTTCAATTTTCAATTGCTCCAAATAATTAACCTTGTTTTCTGCGTAATAATCTGTGAACTCGGGGATAGTCGCTGATGAGATGTGATGTGTTGATATTCGAGTATTGTCAAATGATTTAAATATTTCAAGGAGATGCTCCAACGTGATAGGGGACACTGTAGAAACATACAATTGTTCAGAAGAAAGAACTACATTGCTTTTGTACATAGATTATCCACCCTTTCAAGATAAATTTTTAACGACTGCATAGATAATTATAGCGTATCACATTGGAAGGAAACAAAGAAAGGAGAATGGCAATGAAGTTATGTATGACAGTCGAAGAGGCTGCCGAGGCGGCTTCTGTAAGTGACGAACAGATTCGCCAATGGGCGAACAGCATTGACTTTCCGAGCTTTAAAATCGGACAGCGAGGTGGAAAGCGTCTTATCCATGCAGAGGCTTTTAATGACTGGCTACGAAAACAGGCCGAAATGAGACAGGGGGAACGATACCGATGATTGAACTTGAAATCGCAACGTGTGTAATTGTTATCGCCGTTGTGCTGGCGTGCATATGGATTGAAATACGGAAAGGAGCATGACAATGAATGCAGACCAAATGACAAATCACATGATGACGGTTATTTACACAACTGCCGACGTGGAAGGTATCCAAGTAACAAGGCACTTTAGACCTCAAGAAATAGTCGACTCTACACTGGCTGCATGCCACAGCATTATCGATGGCAAACGCCTATCAGAGAGAGAAACAGCGGTGCTTATCGTAACGTTCGGGGATACATGGAGAAATTACATTCGGCGTGCCGGTAACGTTCTTATATCGTTCCATTTTGAATTAATCGTTAGAAAGAGAGGGATGTAATGATGAAGGCTGCTACATTACAGAGTCCGCCTGAGTGGATCAATCGAAGATACTACGAAATCCAAAACACTCCGGTCCGTATAGTTCGAAGTCATAGTATCGGCTATTACA